TCTAGTTTTAAGGACTTATCAAGATTTCTATTTTCACGAGATAAGCTTTTAATGTCTTTATCAAGTTCCACAACTTGCTCACGGATTTCTTTGAGTGATCTAGTTACTTCAATTGCCATAAAACTTACCTCCTCTTAATCTTTTCTAAAAATCTTTGATAGATCCTTTCATCGAGACCTTTTAAATTTCTAATTGCTCTATCGATGTGGCGAGTTGCACTGATAGACTTGGTTCCTTTATTTAGAGTTCTAGCAATCTTTGAAAAAGGTACTCCTAATTCGTTATATCCCTCATAATCAACAATGTAACCATAGCGATTTGCACTACTGTTTTTTCGTTTAATTGTTAAAGACTGAGCGAGTTTTCCTGTCCTAACTGGTGTAGAGGACTTGATTTCTTCATATAGTTTTTGTGCTTCTTCATCTACGACTTCCTTAACAGAACTAATAGAGGCATCCTTTATGGGTTCAAGTGTGTCTTTAATAAAAGCATCAAACTCATCACATACTTTATTCAAAACTGTGCCACCTCATCAGCTGTTTGGAATTCTTCGATATTCGTTTTATTTTCAAAACTGGTAAATAAATCGATATAGTCAAATAAATCATCTAAAGTCCAAATGTCCAAAAAACAAGTGTCAATCCGTAGCTTGGAAAAAGTATAAGCAATGGCTTTATCAGAGTCGATTACTTTGGTGCTTTTGAGCTGTTTGGATTTTTTTTTACTTCTAGAAGCTGATTAATCACTTCAATTAGTGATCCATTTGTTAAGTCTTGAATGTCTAGTTCATCGGTCACTTCATCAGGTGTTAGGATTTTACCTTCTCCAGCACAACGAAGTGCATAATATACATTTTGTAAGATTTCGATTGGATCAACTTCAAGTGCTGTACTAATCTCATCAATCGAAGCGTCATCCTTATTTAGAATACTTTCTCTTTTTTGAAGTAGCTGCATGTCACGTTCAAGGCTTCTGCCAGATATCCTTTTGTAGTGATTAAAGATACTGATTTTATTAGCAACAGGATATAGTCCTTTATAATTAATAATCATTAAGACACCGGTCCTTTATGCATCGAGGTTGGGTCAGTTGTTACAAATCCCGAGTTACCTTCATAAACGGTATAAGCTTTGACTTGTGTACCGGTAGAATCAGTGATGATTTCACCCTTACCTGTAATCTTTAAAGTTACGACATTTTCACCCGAATCGGCTTGTTGCTCGATGTCTGGAGTCGAGAATGAAACCTTATAAAGGTACTTTTGGAATACTGTGCCGCTAGCAGTTTTGCCTTCAAAGAACAAACCGAACTTTTTCTTTGTTCCGTTTACTACTTCCTTAACATTTCCAGCCGTATCCTTAACAAATCCAAAGACACTCTCGGTAGCTGCAGGATCAACTCCTAACACCTCAAGTTCAATATCGTATCCGACTTCTATTTCATGGACCTTTTCAATATCATCGGCTACGAGGGTTTTTGACTTTTTGACGCTTGTTAACTTAATCGATACACTGTTAAAGTCTTCATCAGTACTTGTCCCTTGAAGTCTGGTTGGGGTTGCACTATAAACCGGATAGCCATCTGCTCCAACTTCAGTCGTTATTTCAAATAGTCTTAGTTTTCTAAATCCCATATGGAATTCTCCTTTCTAAATAATTTTTGATACTTGGAGGGTGTATCTTGTACGCTTTAACTCTGGTTCATAACTTGGTACTTCAAAAAGCGATACATCCCATCCACTATTAATTGCTTCTTGATTAATTCTTTTTAAGAGTTGTTGAATTGAAAGGTAGGTTAGACTAAAGCGAGTATAGATTTCAATTAATGCACTACTCCGCCATCGTTTACTTGAGTCATCCGCTCTAACAAGCGGTGTATTAGGAAACACGTTCCAGACAATGTAGGTATCTTTATTTCCGCCACCATTTTTTGCAAGCGAATGCCAAAAAACCACGGTGTCTACTCCATCCAAACTTTCGAGTGTTTCGCCTTCAATAAGACCAGAACTTTGAAGGATTTCTTTGACTCCATTTGCACATTCAATTAAGGCTTCTGCCATCAGCATTGTATCTACCTACCTTTATTAACTATCAGTTGCTTCAATTCGTTTTGCTAGGACTTCAATGTACATGTTTTTGCCCTTTACATCCTCAATAGAAAAGATTTCAAATTCTAGTCCATCACAAACAATCGTCATGCTTGTTGTTAAATTCACATTTGGTATTTTTCTAAACCGGAATAAATCAGTAGCAGAAGAAAAAGTGGACCTATTTGCCCACATTTCATTTCCGTGTCTACCTTCACGGTAACCTCTAATTGATGCAACTAATTCTTTAGTATCAGTCATGTAACCATCATGGTCTTTTATCTTTTTAACCAGATAAATGGCAATGAAGGATTTCATCTTTCCAAAACTCATACCTTCCACTCCCTGTCAAGTCTTAAGAGCATGTTGACCGTATTCCAGACTTGCTCACCTGCTTGAATGTTATCTCCAAAAAAGCCTCCAGTTGAACCATCTCTTGATTCATAAAAATGGCTGGCAAGCATTATAACTGCTTGCTCAGTGGTTGGAGGCATAAGGTTTTCCGAGTAGTAGCCATTTGGAAAATGTTGATAACCTTCTGCATAAGAAACAGCAGCGGTGATGTAACTTTGGATTAAGGCATCATCTATCGAATGTTCGATGATTAGATTTTGTTTTACTTTTTGTAATAGATCATTAGTTGCCATCACCACTCACCTCCTTTATTCTGTTTCTATAACGATAGTTAAAGTTTCTGTTTTATAACCTGGTTTTCCTAGTGTAATTACTTTAGGTGTATTTACAACTTCATCACACTTGATCCAAAGAACAAATGATCCTTCAGGGCATCCTACAACAGTTGCTTCATCAACATCAACTTGAGCAAATGGATAAGTGCCATTGTAAATACAATCAATGATTGATGGTAGTCCTGTTCCAATTGATAAGCCAATCCATTTATGGGTTCCTTGTTCAAGAGTATCTGAAGTGAATGATACTAATTCATCAACCGGTACTTTTATAGTTATGGTATTTTCTTCAAGTATAATACTTTCAATCTTGCTGTGGTTTTCTGCTAATTCATCTCCAACCAAAGTGGTAATGAAACTAGCAGAAAGAGTAAATACATCTTTAGCGATTACACCAGCATCTTTTAATTTTATAATTAAATCATTAAAGTCATCTTTTAATGAAGATACGGTTGATGCAGATGATTCTTTAATATTTGTAGCTTCTTTAACTCCACCAATTGAGGTTGAAGTTGCAGGAGTTAAGGTGTAGGGAGTTGTCTCTACACCTATTACTTCTGCACCCTCATTAACAGTAAGTTTGCCGTTAACCACAATCTCACCATTAATGAATGTTCTTTCTCCACCTTGCTCGGTATAATTTTTAACGTTGTAACTCATTTAAGTTACCCCCTTTACGCTTTGATTTTTAAGATTTTAACCGCTTCTGGAAGCACAAGTTTTCCATCGACTCTTTCTTTTGCAACAAAACCAATCATACCGTTACCAGCAAATAGTTCTTTTAACTCGGCAAAAGAGCGAACACCACGGTCACCAATGTTATAGTAGGAGAAATCTCCAAAGGCAATAACTGGAGCACCGGCTGCAATCGTTGGAACATAAGCAGAAGTTAATACTTCATAACCAAGTAAACGATCAGGTTCACCGGCTTGAAGTGCAGGTTGCCAAATGTATTGGCCGTTTCCATCTTTTAGTTTTCGTAAAGTTGCGATTGTTTGGTCGTTTAAGATGAACTTTGCATTCTTTCTGTATGGACGTTTTAGCGAATACACTAGATTGACGATTTCATCATAAGTGATCGCAGTTGAGCTTGCAGTAGTAACGGCAACTTCCCCACCACCGGTTGATGCAAAAATACCGAGAGGTTTTCCTTCACCGTTACCATTTAAGAATGCATCCTCCTCAGCATTAGCTAGGGCTTTTGCAAATTGGTCGATTAAGTAATTTTCTAGTCCAAAAGCATTATCATATAAGAGTTCCTCAGTAACTTTAACAGCAACATGAAGTTTATGAGCATCAAGGTTGATTTGATTAAAGGTTGCATCACCAAATGATAATGGTTCACCTTCATCTACCCAAGCAGCTGCTGGTTTTGTTCCTGCAATATTAATCTTGTGTTGACCGCTCGTTTTGATTACTGTTCCAAGTTTTCTAAGAATGTTCTCATCAGTTAAACCTTGAATTAATCTTGCATCATATTCATCAGGAACTAGGTAACCGCCACTTGAGTCATTGCCTTCTTGTAAGATATTGCTAACTTGTCTGAAGTTTGAACGAAGTGCATTTAACATTGCTTTTTTATATGTATCACTTGCTCGACCGGTTTTTATTTCTTCATTCATTCC